GTTTCCTACTCCTTCTGGATAGAGCTTTAGCTCAAGGGTAGCGCCAAGCTTAAATGCTCCTTGGCCTTGCGCATCTGTTTCATCCCAAAAGGCCTCGATTGATCCTGACCAGCTATTTATTGTAGCTAGATTCTTGCGCCACTTGGTGCCTATAATGCTGGCGTCAACCGTGTCGCATTGCTCCTCAAGCGACCATGATTTTACTTCAGCTATCTGATGATCGCCAATCTTGACTATTCCCTCCGATCCTGCGTGTGCTGCCATTTTTACCTCTTTTTTTAATTATATGATTCTGTCCGGCCTGTCTTCTCTGCTGCAGTAGAGGAGAGCGAATACCAGGCTTGCTACTGCTACCGGCTGATCCCCATCGCTATTTAACTGAATATCCGTAGACTCCAGCCTGCAATCCTTACAAATAGTAGGTAGTAACTTGCTTGCTGCAATCTGCTCTTCCACTTCTGCAGCTAAATCGTCGATAACGCTATTAACCTGAGTGCCAGTTTTGGCATAGCACTCTACGGTTACTTTCAACTGCCGCTCCTGAGATCTTGGTGGGCTTATCGTTGAAGTTACAACATTTTCGCTGCTTGAGAAGACGATAATCCCTGGCAATGAAGTGTTATCCATATTGTACAGTCTGCTGTCATAGACTTTATTGCCTGCTGCTGTTTTACCTTTCAGCGCGTCAACAAAAGCTTTTCTTATTATGCTTCTGGCATGCGCCATTAGTCCTGCCTCTCAAGTTCTAGTCTCACCCAACCATTACCATCTGGCCTGATTCCTACTATGCGGTAACTTACCTTACCAATAGTCAGTAAATCCCCATATCCTGCTGCTTCTACTGCTTTGCTTGCGCACTCAAACACGGGATTGCTGCCACTAAACCTAGCCATGCCGCTATCAATATCAAGGTATTCATTAGTGAATATGCCTTTAACCCTGTAAGACTTTCCTAAAGCAGGGGTGATTACCGCAAAGCTCGCAAAGCCTTGCTCTTCATCTAAAAATTCTTCAAAGTCTTCTTGAAATGGCATAGGGCTAATTTATCATCATAGAGCCCAGGAGATCTTGGTTCAGTAGAGGTAACCGGCTAAAAGGCCTTGCAGCTATTGTCGCATTATCTTGTAGTATCTTATCCAAATAGGGTAAAGCACGATGATCTCTTGCTGCAAAATATTCTCTAGCCTTTTTTGGTAGCCAGACTTTCAACACATGCTCTCTAAAAGCCGGCAAGTACTCTAGCGGGTACATCTTAGCTGCAACAACTCTGCCGTCTTCATATTTATGAGGATAGGTAGGCATTTTACCAGTATCGACTCCTTGCGCCTTTAGCCAGTTTGCAAACATCAAGCCCTCTGATATATCCGGTATTATTTCACTAGGTATAAGGTACCCTTGCTGTTCCAGAGGAGCTACCAGCACTATATCCATCTCCTGTAGTACAGAAAAATGGTCTCTTGGCACATTTTTTGTATTTGCTAGGTAACGTCTTAAGTGATAGGGCATGGTATATTGAGGCCTATTTCCTGACATCCAGTCCAAAACCCATTTTGATACCTTAACTGCAAATTTGGGTGATAACCATTGCCCTAAATGAGTTGCTACTTGAGGGTGTACCCAAGTGCCTCTTAATTCATTTCTTCCTGTTGAAACCATGCGAATTAAGAGGTCCCTTCCAATCTGAAGGGACCTAGACAACTCATCTAAAAATTCTTTTGTAGATGTAGCTTTGTGGTAATTGCTCCATTCTTTATCAGCGGCTTTACACATAGCTGTTGCGTTAACGTAACCATCTTGTATTCGCTGATAAATTATCCCACCTTCTTCTTCATGTTTGATGAGAGGTAAGTCTATGTCTGATTGCCTATTCATAAATAGCTCCTTAATTACTTTGGTTAATATAAAATCTATTTTGAGATATAGAGATTCAGTTAAATTCTGCACCACTCTCAAAGCCAGATTCTATGCGGCTCCTGCCCGTACCGCAGATTTGCGGTACGATAGAGGGCGCTTATCTACTTGGTTCGCGGATACTACAAACTTGGAAGCTAGACTTTATACGGCCTTCACCCGTGGTCGGAATTCTTACCCACGGGGAAAGCCGCTTGCTAACTGGGGTTACGGATACTACAGGCTTGGAATCCAAACTTTAAGCATCTTCTGTCCGTCCTCCAGATTCGTATGGACGGGAGAAAGCGCTTGATTACTGGGTTTGCAGGCATCATAGTCTTGAAAGCTAGGGTCTAAGCCTGCTGCGCCCGTACCGGGATTATCCCGCTACGGTGGAAGGTGCTTATCTATTGGGGTTACAGACATTCAGGTTTTAGGTGCCGGAATTGTTTTATTTTTTCAGTACAGCAAAGCTTTCTGCGTGCCTGATAGCGACGTCAACGTCCTGTATGACTCTGATTCTGATGCCGCCGCTGGTGCCGAGGGTGTAGGGGTCAACCAGGACGTCGAGTACTCCCCACTGGCCAATAATCAGATCAGAGAAGTTACCGAAGAGCATAGTGTCTGCCGGCATCTGGTTGGTAGTGCCAACTCTGTAGCCGTTTAGGTAACCAAAGCCAGGGTCAGCGCCTCTTGATTCCCAGAGATACTCTGCCGTATTTTGAGATTTCTCAGTACTCTTGAGTAACCCGCGCATGGCTGCATTGCAAAGGTAGCCGAGGGCGCCTATATCGGCATTTTTGGCAGCGATTTTACTCTCAAGGTCAACTATTTTTGCCCAGTTTATCGCATTATCATCAGCAAATATTACCGATGCTATACCGGCAGTGTTTAATATGCCTAAAGGCTCAGCACCTATACCGTTGCCGCAAATGGCCGCTCTATCAATCTCGAGGGCTATAACGGTAGCAAGATCGTTCCTGACAAGGCTCTCTATATCAGGGCTAGCTTGCAATACCAGCTTACGGGTAAAGTCGGTATAGGCTGCTATGCTTTTGGGGCTCAAGGTTACCTGACCAAAGGCTTGCTGGCTATACTCTGGAGCGCGTCCTTCCGATACCCAGAAAGTGCTAGCGCCTCCCGTTTGCTTTGGTATAGCTATGTCACCATGTAACCCGCTCATTACCTTAGCTCCCATTTGCCGAACCAGCATTTTATTGCGGAGCAATTCTATGAAATTGCTACTTAGGTACTCTGTATCAACCAGATAGCCGCCTGCAACGTTTGATAATTTTTCCATCGTTCTGGCCTGAAAGCTCCTTTGCTCAAGGCTGACGTCTAGGGGAACGAAAAAACTACCAGGTTCTCTGCCGATTCTTTTGGCTACCGCGCTAGAGGCTTCTTTTTCAAGTTCTGCATCACTCCAGTTGCCGGTGGATGCCGCTCTGATAGCCCGCAAGATTGAGAAGCTTCTAGCTTCCTTTCTGCTCATGCCTATTATTGCTTGCTCAGGTGATGTGGTAGTAATAGACGGTGCACACTTTAGATTATCCAGGATCTTCTGCCTGAAGTTATCTACGGTTTTACCTTCACGGATGAATTCCATTGCTATATCACGCATGTTATGCCTATCACCAAGGACCAGTATCTCTGAAACCCTTTCGGTTTCGTCTTTCCTAATTTGGGCTGGGTTCAGTCCTTCCATATTATTTGTTATTTCTGTTTGCATATTATTATTGCTCCTCACTTGAAAAATTGTTTGTTGTTCGTTTTGGTTTCTGCCAATACCTACCGTATGATCGGCTGGGATGGAGACCAGGGAGATTTCTAGCGGCTCCCAAGCCGTGATACGGTAAATGCCGGGCTTCTTACCCTTAGCTTCTTGCTCCAGGGTCACTCCATCGCTTAAATAACGATAACCCACTGATATATTGCTCTTGATGCCATCAAGTACATCTTGGTAAGCACTCTCTGCTAATTCGCTTTTACTGAGCCTAATTCTGGCTCTAGCTTTGCCATCAACACTGATTTCAGCTGCTTCAACAATACCGATTTGCTTTGTTGGATCATGGTCTAAGAGCAGAGGAGCTCTGCCTGATTTGAGCCAGTCAAGCTTGATACTCTCTTGTTTGTGGTCAAGAATCTCAAGGCCAAAAAACCTCTCCACCGGTTCCTCACTGGAGAAGGAGAGTTCAAAGCTTCGGTCCTCTTTGTTACTACTACTGTTTTCCGCTTTATCTATCATGCTGTGCCTGTATAAAACGCCGATACTAATCGTCTGATTCGTCTTCATCTGTTACCTCTGTTTCTTTAGTTTTTTGATCTTCAAGTTTCAGCCCGTATTTTTTCGCTAGTCCTTCTTCAAATACTAACTGCTGGAAGATTTCCTCGATATCGTTACCTTGATCTGCTGCTATCTGGCTTCTGGTTCTAGTTTTTTGGGCTATAGCAATTTCATTTGCGTGACTGTCTTTCAATGGATCAACCCAAGCCCAACCACGTGGGCGCCAGATTGGTTTGTTGTATTGGTCAAACTGTGATAAAGGTAAATTGAGGCGGCCTGTAGTTATCGCCATAAGCAGCCATTTCTCAAAAACCCTGTCACAGAAGTGCTCTATAACGTAAGTCTGCAGCATCCTCCATGTGTCTCTATCCTCTAAGCTACCGTGCCTAATTGAGGAAAAGTTGACGTTTTCCAAGTCATTTGCTAGCGTCGCATAGGAAATATCAAGGCCGCTAGCGATACCTCTAAGGATTGACTTCTCAAAATCAGCAAAACTAGACGTTGGATGATTCGGATCAAACATCCGTACATCCACACCTACCGGCAGCTGCTCAAAGGTTCCTGGCTCTGCTTCCATGATTTTGTTTCCCAAAGCATCCTCAGCACCGACATAACCGGTGCCATCGGTGGAAACAAAAAAGCCCATTTTTGCTGCTCCAACCCTTGCTGCAACTAGCTCTGCCTCTTCGTATCCTGCAAGCATCCTGAGGCGAGTCATGGCGCTGTGCATCCAGGGTACACCTCTGCTTTGACTAGGCCTATCAACAAGGAATCCGTGGATGATTTGTTCTGCAGGGATGCGGGTGTATTTTTGCTCAGATTGGTTAAAGTTATCGCCCGGATGAGCTTTCAGTAAATGATAGCCAATAGGACGATTCCACTGGTTAAACTCGATTCCCATCCTGATGTAGTTACCTCCAGTCAGGGGCTGATTCAGGTTCTCATCCAGATGATCTGCTTCGATAAATTGCAGGGCAAAGCCAAAGTCGTTATTGAACCCCTCTACTAGCCTTACTATGACCTCTCCATCTCGTGCCATACCCTCCAAAAAGAGTCTCTGGCAATCGATCCAAGATAACCTGCCATCTACAGTACAATTGCCTCTTTTACCCCATAGCTCAAATTGTTTTAATATTTCCTCATTAATCTCAGAGATGGTATCTTGTGACCTCAGCTGCAGCCTGATGCCGCTGCTACCTATAACATTCGTAGAAGTGCGCTTCAGGAACCGCCTTGCATAATCATTATTTATGCAGAGTTCTCTTGATCTACCTCGTAAAGTGCGAAGGTCTCTGTATAATTCGCTGTCAGCAGAAGTAGTGCCTACAAGCCAGTCACTTGTTAATCTATTAATAGCAGCTGCAGCATATTTTCTTTTGACAGGTTCCTGCTTTTTGAAAAAATTGAGGAATTTCATGATGTAAAAGGTAGTTTAAAACCTAATCTTGATTATACTGCCGCTACCAAGCCCTTGGTTCAAGCGTTCTTGTCTAGCTTCTCTCGCATATTCTGCTTTGTAGAGGTCACGCCATTTAAGCAGCTCTGCAGGAGATAACCTTGAGATGCTCCTACCTGCTATGCTATAGCCCATTTGGTCACGGCTAGCCTTACCTAAAATTGTAGATTCCAATGCATCCAGCACCTGTTTTACATGACTTCGACCGTCATATTTTTTCGTAAGCGCCAGATTTTCCTTAACTAGTAAGCTGCCTTCATCGACTATATGCCAATTGTCGCTACCATCCTTGGTCAAAGTAGCTTGCCACCAATAGGTACCGGCTTTATATAGGGTAGTTTCTTTTGAACTTAAAGAAACGTGATAGTGATCAACTTTAGGGGTTGCTGCAACATCAAAACCGCCCTTGAAATTGCGGAAAGAGTAAAACAGCCCCCAGCCGTCGGTAGGTATGTAACTCTGCAAGTATCGCTTCCATTCCACACTCTCACCAACTGTGAAAGTCATTGGTTCAATATTTGGTATAGTCATGGATTTTCGTAATTATTTACCAGTTTCTTACAAAACTGGCTCTTGGGGTTCTTCTGAATTGCAGAAAGCTATTTTGTCTTATTTCTTCTACTGCTTGCGTTTCTACTTCCTTTGCTTCTGCCTCTTCCTGCATTTTGACTGCTAGCAATTCCAAGTTCGGGTTAATGATGTGCAGGGCTGCCAAGGCATAGACTCTGCAGTCTAGCGCCTCATTACGTCTGCCTTGCGGTTTCTCCCATTTACGCACCGGAAAGCCCTTATTGTAGCGTGTTACTACCTTCTCGGCTGTTAGCTGTTTGAAATAGGTCTCATCATAATGTGCGGGGAAGTGACAATAGCCGGCGCCTGGTTCAGTGATTTTAAGCCTGCTGTAGATCAGTTCTTTTGCCGTATCCGTACCAATTGAAAATAGCTTCACCCTCATTCGATTTGCTATCGAAGGCCTACTAACTAGGGCTTTGCCTGCAATCGATGAGCCCTTGACGGCGAATATTCTCCGCAGCTGCCTCTTTTTGCAGTATGCATAAACGCTTTGCGTATGATGGCCTCCTGAGTCAATACAGGTGCAGGCTATCCTTAAAAAGATTCCGCTTTCATGCTTAATAGGCTGCTCCAGAATATTGTCTAGGTCATCCCACACCTCATTTTGGGCAGGATCGCCATGGATAACTCTGTAACCAAGGGACCAGCTTTCCTCCCTGATCCCCCAGCCTACAATCTCTATTTCCAGCCGATCGTCCTGTACGTCAACTCCGGCAGTAATAATCACTATGCCAGATGGAGCCTTATCTCCCCAGTTTTCTTTACGGCTAAGGAGGGAAGTTTCATCAACCGTATCACCGCCTTCCTCCCAGGTTTCCCCAAGGCTGGTGTTGATCCAGGTCTTCAAGGTTTCTGGCATCAGCTTAGCTCGCAGGAATTCCGTCGCCATTTTCGGCCAGCTAACCCAGGGAGAATATAGCTCGTTCAAGTGAAAGCCAGCGATATTGCCGGTCTCTCCTTCAAGGCGCCACTGCCCACCTTCGAGCATTTTTGGTTTATCCGATTCCTGCAAAACACAGCCCTTTACTTCGCAAACATAATGAGCTTTCTCCGGCTCTCCTTCAGGCCATTTGACTCCTGACCACTTCAGCGTTTGATATTCACCACAAATGGTACATTGTACATAATAGCGTCTCTGATCGCTCTGCAGGTAAGCTGCTTCAATGCGACTTAAGTCCTTGATAGTAGGAGTCGAAGTCAGTACGATCTTACGATTCCAAAAGGTGGTAGCCCGTTTTTTCGCAAGGTTCACGGGGTCGCCTTCGGAGCCAGCGCTTGCAGGGTAGCGATCTACTTCGTCGCAAAGCACTAACCTCACAGGCCTACTTGCCAAAGATGAAGGCGAATTACTGCCGGCCATAGTGATATGACCTCCGGGGAATTTCTTATATAGTACCTTGTTACCTGCATCACGAGATCTTGGATCCTTGATTAGGTCCTTAAATACCTCGCTATCTCTGAGCATGGGCGACAGTCGATCCGTAGACCAGCTCTCAGCCATCTTCTCAGTTGGCTGCACTACCAGCATTGGTGCTGGGTCCTGATGGATATAGTATCCCACGATATTATTGATGATCTCAGTCTTACCAACTTGTGCCGATGACATCACCACTACGGTTTCAATAGCAGGGTCATTCACCGCATCCATGATTGAGCGTTGATATGGGGCTCTGTCAGTATTCCAGCTTCCAGGTTCCGCAGAGGATTCGCTTGAAAGCTTGCGGTAACAATCTGCCCAGTCACTTACCTTTAGCCTTGGAGGTGGTGTCAGTCGGCTCTTGATTATCCCCGTAACCTGATTCTTCTTCATCTTCTTTGCTGAGCTCCGTTAAAGCATCATATATTTCGTCTTCCAAAATCTTTTCGATTTTAGCAAAATCACTACCTGCAGCAGCAAGTGGCCTTACTAGCTTACTTGGTATGGCCAGCATCCTAGAGCGGAAGGCAATAACCATATTGCTCCAGGTAAATTCTACTTCGGAGGCCTCCAGATACTTCTCTTTCAAAACCTCAAGTTCCAGTTCAGCTTTTTCAGCTTGGGCCCTAAGTAGCCTTACTCTCTGCCTATTTATATCGTTGCTAGCAGGATTATCGGAGGTCTGGTTATTCTTAATATATTGCTCATAAGATTTTATGCATTGCACCAAATCGTATTTACCGCTAACCGGCTTCGGCAATATCCCTGCCTGCGCTAATTGCTGCACGCGCCTTGTACTCAAGCGCAGAGCTGCTGCAATATCTGATACTTTGTGATTGGAATTGTTCATGTTTCATTACTTGTTTTAATTTGAACCTGTGACAATTTGTCACGACCTGACGCTGGCTAACGACAATTAGATTTTCCAATTTTGGCAAAAATTCTTTGATTCATACTTTTATTTCGTCATTTCGCTATTGAATTACGTTTAATTTCGCTCTTTTTTGCCTTGTAAGGTGCATACTAAAGGCTTTTGTTGTCAAAAGTGAAGTGAAATGCAAAATATTTTTTTGTCGCTAGGAAAGGGGCGGGGTGGCCAGTCACCCAGGGTTGAAGAGCCCAGGAAGTACCTTAAGTACTGGGATATGGGATAGACATTGTGACCAAAGTGTCCTGCTTGATCACCTGGCTGTCCTCAGTGCATAGTCGAACCATTTGGTGAATACCCTATCAAAGTCTTTGTTAAAGCTGCTTATAGCCATCTGCTTGAATCCAAAGCGTGGCTTGATCTTTGCCTGTGGAGTAAGGCTATATAGCTTTTTCAACTGTTGATTACTAACCCTCTTATAGATACCTCTACCAAGTCTAAACACTGTCCTATCCCCCTGGCTGCGTTGCAAGCCTTTTGAACTCCTTAAGCCTTTTGGAATATGCTCAGTTGGTACTGCCAGATTTCCACCATGATAGGCTTTTTTAGTTCCACCTTCTTCTTGGATATGAGCAAAATGTGCTTTGGTGTAAACGCTCGCAACCAAGTTATCTTTAGCTGCAAAGCTAACCTTGATGCCTGTTTTAACCTTCGGACTCCACCAGTTAATCCTATTATCGAATATGCTTGGAATCTTGGCGCAGATATGCCTTTGAGCTCCTACGGCTAGATCATTCAGCGTTTGCTTTAAAGCGTATGGTAACTGCTTCTTTCCCATTGCATCCATATGCTTGGCTATCTTGTTGATGTCATCTTTGACGTCTACAAACATACCAACACCCTTACTGCACAGGCCTATATTTGGTGCCATGTAGCACCGCTGCTATCCCGATAATGACACCATCTCCTAGGTTCCCTGTTACCTTGATCACAGGCCTAACGTAACGCTTATCGCCTATGTATCCGGCTATATAGGCTGTATCCGCTGCTACAGCTGCCTTTAGGTGTGCAAAAGTGCCTGGATTTAGCATGCCTGGCAGACTACCTAAAACCTCGCTGTCTGTGCAATCCACAAAGTTCACATTGTCGTTTGAATGCACTAGCCTTATTTGCACGTGCTTGTCATCGGCCGGCTCAACGTTAGCAGCTCCAACTGTTACCATGAAGCTTGCACTATCAAAGCCTGTGACATCCAGCGCTACGATATCTGCCTTATCGGCATTAATCGCTATCGGTGCCAGTAACTGCTTAAAACGGCTATTGCTTCTTTCTTCTCTGATGATTGCCATATTTTAATCTTTTTAATTAAGCTAAATTGTGTCTGAATTTTTACCTGCTTCAGCCAGTGATTACCCTTTCGAGTTCGGGCGTCTGAATTTTTACCTGTTCCAGTCAGTGATTACCCTTTCGAGTTCGGGCGTCTGAATTTTTACCTGTTCCAGTCAGTAATTACCCTTTCGAGTTCGGGCACCTGGATTTTAACCCTAATCCAGCTGAGGTTGCCTAAAAACCAGAGGCGAATTTAATGACTTTTCGAGTTCAGCCTATCATCGTTTCCGGTTCCTGCATTAGGCAATAATGCAGGTAATCTTGAAAGCATTGCAGCTTTCCAGCTCAACATATAGCCTGCGGACATTACCAGCTATTGTCTTCTGCTGTACCGGCTTTGGTTTAGTCCTTTCGTTCTGGGGCATGTGCCCAGGCTACAGCCTCTACTATTTGATTGTTACATAACATTATAACTTAAAGTTTACCTACTTGCAATAGCTTTTAACTAAAAGTTCTTTATAGTTGACACTATTTACAAGCCCAAGCACCATCTAGGGCATAATTATTTCGTTAGAGGTTACACTTTACTTGATAACACTCTCTGTTTTCCTGTAAATTTCGATCAAGTCATCAAGCGCCTCCCTTAATCTCACGCTACCAGCTCCCTTTGGCCACTGTGGAGTTTGTGATTGCTCGAACTTACGCAATGGCTGCTCACGTAAGCAAAAATGCTCAATGATCTGGCGTGATTTCGTGTTTAACCTGCCAAATACCTTGGCATGATGCTGCATGGCATCTACCTGTGCGTCGAACTTTCCTGTCCTGCTGAAGTTCTTCTCTACGGCTATCTCAACAAAGCTCTTGCAATTTCCTCCAAATAGCCGTTGGTAGTTGCAGATAAGCCTGTCAGCTGCTCGGTACTGCTCATGATTTATCCCCCGGCAGTTCTGCAGTGACATTCCCCTTGCTACATCCTCAAGCCAGCAACGATAAAATTTTGCTATAGGCCTCTTGTCGTTTTTGTTTGGTTCAAACTTTTCTAGCTTTTTCATTTTCTCTCCTTGGTGGTTGTTTTTTTAAAACTGGGAATGATTAAAAATCGGTTGCCTACCATGGAGGAATAATTTTATAATATGGATAATAGCTAGTTATCCATATATTATATATATATAGGCTTGGGAACGGAACATTGGCTGTAACCCCTTGATATTCTATCACTTTTTTTGGGAAGCATTTTGGGAACGGGAACGGCGTTTTTTCTGTAACCCCTTGATATTCTGCTGTTTTTCTTGGGAAGCATTTTGGGAACGGGAACGAAACAGGGTTTTTTGGGAATGGCGTATTCCTGTAACCTATTGATTTTCTATGGTTTACAACCTTTCCGTTCCCAAAACCCCAAAAAGTCGGGAATGCAGCATATCTCTGCACTCTTGAGGGCTTTTTTGAAATTGCAAAAAATGGCTCGGGAAGCATTTGGGAAGCATTTATGACAAAAAAGTTAACGCTGTTTTCCCTGTAATTTATCATACAATTTCGGCCTCCGCCCCGTAGATAAATTCACCTTCTCCTATAGCAAATTTTCCACAAGGTACGTCCAACCATTTTTCTTCTTTCGATCCTTTGGCTCTTCCCTTGACGATTATTGCAGGCCTAGTATTCAGCATCTCCTGCACTAAATCCTCAAGTTTTTGGCGGGTCAGGTTATGAAAGAATTTTGGCAATTTATGTCTCTGTCTGTAAATTCCGCTCTGTCCGGTATGAGTATATGGAAACCCCTCTGCAGCTGAACGGGCTATAG